GTATTCGTGCCGGTGTAGAAGGTGGCTGGAAGGTTATCTCAGACAAGGTTCGCGAAGGTGTCAACTGGATGATTGGAAAGCTAAACGGCTTTGTAAACGGTATCAACAACCTATTCAAATCGATCAACGACAAGGGCGCAGCGCTGGGGATTCGTGTTGACTTTAAACTAGGCAATATCCCCTATCTAGCAGAAGGTGGCGTTGTGAACTCCCCAACATTAGCAATGATTGGTGAAGCCGGTAAAGAAGCTGTAGTACCTTTGGAGAATAATACCGAGTGGATAAAGCCAATTATTGACGAATTAAGACAAAGTGGCGGTGGTGGCCGTATGGATAAACAGCCTATTGTGGTCAAGATCGGCGAAAGAACTATTTACGAAGGAGTAATTGACTATATTAATGATGTAGCTACTCAGAGTAGCGAAATAGCAATAAACCTATAAATTATGGCAATACCATACTTACTAAAAATAAACGGTCAGGATATAAATAAAATCGCGTCATATAAAGTTGAGCGGAATAAGCTTTGGAAGGACGCTAATCGCAATATGCGCGGAGAGCTTAAGACTACCAAAATTGGAGTATTCCCAAAGATCCTACTAAAAATCAACCCTACTACTGAAGATGAATATTCCGACCTTATCGCGTTACTAGATCTAGACTCATTCAATGTTGCTTGGTATGACGCAGGTAGCAAAGGAATCAAAACAGGAGTTTACTACGCTAGCGATTTTGGGGCCAATATCATGAGCCTACACAAAGGCGGTATGCACGAGGCATTTGAGGTCAACCTTATTCCTTACACACGCCTATCATGATAGAAACATCACCCGAATTCAAAACTGCAGTACGTGGCTACGCTAAGCAGATAAATTTCATTATCACCGACGGTACTGACGAAATCACCTCAGATGACGATATTAAGTCCGTAGAGATAAGCGAGATAGGCAATATCTGTAAAACCTTAATGAGAATGGCCACTATTGAGTATTTTGGAGATCACAGCTACCTAGACAAATACGTGCAATTATCATTCGGTCTTGGAATACCAGAAGCTGTAAACCTTGGGTCGGTAACTATCAGTACAATTACATCTATTCTGACATTAACTAGTCATGGTCTAATCACCGGCGAGGAATTAAGCCTCACTACAACGGGCGCATTCCCTAACGAAATAGAGTCAGGTACGCACTATTACGCAATTGTTATCGACGAAAATACTTTCTACTTAGCTGATAGCTACCAGAACGCAATGAGCAATATGCCGTTAACCTTAACCGGTAGTAGTACTGGCACAAACACGCTATACCATTACCCACACGATAGCATAGGTTCAACCGAGTTCATTAGTTACGGCAGCTTTAAAGTTACTAATCAGAGGACTACAAAAGGGAGTGATGTAGTTACACTCACAGCTTACGACAAAATGGTTGAAGCTCTGCAAAAATATGACTTAGAACTATCTTACCCGATGTCTATGCTTGAATTTCTACAAGCGGTATGTGATCGATTCGGTTGGACATTGGCAACTACAAGCTTTCCTAATAATGATTTAGTAATAACGGCTGAACTATTCTCAAATCTAAACTTACCATTTCGGGACATCCTAGATCAGGTAGCCGAGGCTTCCGGGTCAATAATTCGATTTAATACAAGTGATGAACTAGTCGTAATACAGATTGGCGATACAGTGCTTGAAACTCTAGACTCAGGTGATCTTAATAAATTAGACCTTGAGGAAATTTACGGTCCAGTTGCGGCGGTAATTCTAAGCCGTCAGCCTCAGGGCGACGATATTATTCAATCAATCTAAATAACTATGGCTACAGACAAAAAAATCACACAATTAATCGAGACAGTAACCCTTAATCCAACCGACATTGTGCCTATCGTGCAATTAGGAGAGGATGACGCTCCTGACGTCACAAGGAAGGTTCCACTTTCTGAATTAGACGCTCGTTTCGGTCGAACTCCTGCAGACTCGGTGCTTGATGGTGAGGTCCCAGTATTTGATGGTGTAGACGGCGTACTGCTAAGAGGTAGTGGGCTTCAAATACTCGATGAACTCCTGCAGCAATTGGCTTTCGTTATCAACGGACAGGATGCTTACTCCGACTATAAATTTACTACTGAAGATATTACCCCAGGCGGTGACGGCCGAGTCCACTACGCTATATTTGGTGAGTCTGATAGCCAAGATAAGGTTAAGCTAACCGAGAATGATATCTACGGCATTCACGGTATGATCCGACAAGTGCCAGGGTCACATATCGAGGGCTTTGTCGCAAAACCTAGTCCAAAATCATCCAACCCGAATTATAGAATAAACTCTTCCCCTCAGGGAATGATGAAGATCGAACTTGGTAATGGTTTCGACGAAACAGATGTTTACTTCTCCCGCGTTGCTAAATCTCTAGCCGCAATAATGATCAATAAGGATAGCGACATTAAAGATATGCCGTTACTTGCGGATTTTGATAATGTAATGCTCAAGAACCCATACTCTCTAGGTGATCTTACAGTTATTGGACTCGTAGCAGGAGATAAAGTAAGCAGTACTTGGACCGGAAACGACTCTACAGGTTCGGACTTAATAACTAATGGCGACTTCGCAACAGGTGGAACGTGGACACTGGGAACCGGCTGGGCAATAAGTGCGGGCAAAGCGACACACACAACTAAGCAGGGTAGCGTAAGCAATGGAGCAAATCTTTATCAGGATGTCACACTAACTGCAGGCTCAGTGTATGAGTTCAAAGTGACCGTCAGCGGAATGGCAAAGGGATCATTAGAACTCGGGCTAGGAACTAGTAAGGCCGAGATTATTCGATCGGACGGTACTTACACCAAGTACATCACAGCAACTAGCGGTGGAAGTGCTCAGGCGATTCTTAAAGCAAGCTACAAATTTGATGGTAGTGTTGATGATGTCTCACTTAAAGAATGTGCTAACTGGCATAAGAGTAATCACTTATTTAATGGGTTCGTACACAATCCCGTTTCTGGTAGCGTAGTCGTACTTGAGAACGCATCCAGCACAGTATCTGCCGAGACATACCTCCTATATTTTACGGTTGGTTCAACTCTAGACGATGCGACCCTTGTAGGTAGTATCACCCCATCTATTGGCGGCACAAACGGCACAGTAATTACTGCTAAGGGTACTTATAAACAGGTGATTACTGCAGCGAATACTAATAATTTGAAATTTACTCCAAGTAGCGGTTTTAACGGATTTATTCAAAGCATATCGATGCGAAAAGTTACCAATGGTAACGTATACGCAGATAATATCAGGGCACGAACTGCCGATGGGCTTCGTTTAAGTCGTATGGACGGGCAAGGTGGATTATTCTTAGACAATAACGGACGAATTGGTTATGGAACTGATACTCCGAGTGTTAACGTAGACTTCTACAGCAATAATACTAGCACCACACCTTTCCAAAGTATTGAGCAGGACGGCAACGGGGATGCGGTATATCGATTACTATTGACTGCGACTAGAGCTTATTCATTTGGTATCGACAACTCAGCAACCGGTGATCCTTACCGCATATCAGCATCTTCCGGAGGATTATCAGATGCTAACTACATATACGAACTAACCGCCGCCGGTTTAGCTACTAACCTAGCTCACCGAACGTTGATTACGGATCGAGCAACTCCGAGTTATGCGCGCACAGGCGGGGTATTATTCTCAAATATTACACCGGTTGGAAATGTTGGTACCGGTGAGGATGACTTGATGCAGTCCAGTATTGCAGCAAATATCCTAAGTGCCGACGGTCAAGCCCTAGAGATAGAGGCCGCAGGTACGTTCGCAGCAAACGCCAATAATAAGCGTCTTAAACTATACCATGGCAGTACAACGTTGATTGATAGTACAGCACTTGCACTTAATGGGGGTGACTGGCATCTATCTTGCAAAATCGTTCGCACAGGTAGTAGCAATCAAGTAGTAGTGACCACGTTAAGAAGCTCAAACGCTTTACTTGTTAGCATGGTGAAAGTCACTGCAGCAACTGAGGACCTGACAGCCGCACACACTCTTAAGTTGACGTTCGCAGGTACTGCAGATAATGACGGCATTTGTTCAATGTTACATATCAAATGGCTTCCAGCCTAATTAATTTATTATTACTAACCTAGTTATGAAAACAGACATGAATATCGAGGGGATGAGCTTGGTGGACCTTAAAGCATTATCTTTTGACATCACTCAAGAAACGATGCACTTAACCGATTTAGGGCGCAAGGTAATCGCTAGAATTGTAGCTATGCAGATGCAGGAGAAAGCGGCTAAAGCTAAACAATCCGAAGCGCTTGAAGAACTCTCAGATGTAATTAACACTGAACAAAATCAAGGTTAAATGGAAAAATCATATCTACTACAAGCTGAAGGGGGAAAGTTGCTCCAAGAGGACGGTGGTGGATTGTTATTGGAGCAATCGACTGTAGAGATTAAGATCGTAAACAACCAGTTCGTTGACGCCAATAGAGAAACCTACATAACGCCAATATTCGAGACTCTAGAGGGGCTTACCTTCTATCCTTTTGAGGCCGAAACTACTGGATTTGGTTACTTTGAGATTGGCGATAGAGTAGTTGTTCAGGACCCGGCAGGAAACCCATTCGAGGTAGTAATCCTCTCGATCAATATGAAGTTTGACGGTGGCTTCAGGGAAGTAATTAAGGCAGCTATACCACCTCAAACAGAAAGTAATTACGCTTTGGGTGGAGTGCTGGGGCGCAGAATTACCAAGACAGAAATTAATGTTGATAAGCAAAATGGCAGAATCGACTTGATAAACCAGACATTGCAAGAGGACTACCTTACTTCCGAGCAGACTACCGCACAGATCTCACTCGCTAACGAGTCGATAATTTCTTCCGTAGAGACAGTAACTAGCCAGGTAAATAATGCCGTGCTTCAGGGAGAGCAGAACGCAGACGCGATCACCACGATCCAATCCGATATTACACAAATAGAGCAGACTTCCGACCAAATCAATTTGAAAGTTGAGCGTACGGGTGGTGTGAACCTATTCAAGAATTCAACGGGTTTAAAAGGTAATGTGGTTGAGTGGCAAGAGTACTTAGATAACATCCTTATTGACTCAAGAAATAACGCAACGATCGATCAAAGTACCGAGGTTTCACAGAATTCAGAAAGTGGATCAGCTTTGGTAATCAATGATCAATTTATAGAGCAGACTTTTAATTCAATCGTCGGGAATGTCTATACCTTCTATTGTCGATACAAAAGTGTAGGCGAAACCCGCCTAAATATCACCGGCGTCGATAGTGTGGTGATAATGCCTGAAAGTGCGGAATGGGCAGTATTCAAATATCAATTTACTGCAACCGATGTAACGACCACGGTTAGAATCGAAAATCTAAGTGATTGCACAGCGTACTTGTCCGACCTTGTGACTAAGATTGGCGAAGTCAGCGGTTGGGTCCAGGCACCAAATGAAGTCTATGGGTCAAATTTCAGTTTCGACAAAGATGGATTTAGGGTCAGATCACTAACTAGTAGTTTTGAATCCTTACTTGATAATGAGAAGCTGCAGGTAAAAGATACGGCCTCAAATAAGGTAGTAATGTTGGTATCTAAGGATTCAGGCAAGATCACAAAGTTAATAGTGCAAGAAGAACTGACGATTCAACGTTACGAAAACTCGGAAGCAAGTACCCGCGTAATCCCTACTGAGACTGGCTCAATGATAGTTATTAACGACTAAATATAATGGCAAGAATAGACGGCGTTTTCACAGGTGCGAATCAACAATACAATAAACCTTATCTGGAATACGATATTGTCCAGAATCTTGTGGATAACTATAGCGACATCACTGCTCGGTTATATTTTACCAAGACTCCCGTTACTGGGCGCGCCTCGTTTAACTTGAATACTAGCGTTGATGCTCACCAATGTAATTCCAACATTAACAACAATCAGAGCCAGGGTCCTTTCCCTTTTGACCTTAGAAGCACTAATCTAGCGTTAATAAGAACAAGAACGCTGAGGGTGGATCATAACGTAGACGGCACTAAGACTAGTTGTTATATCGGTTTTAACGGAAGTACATTGACTAGTCTGGGCAACTACAATTTTGGACAAACAGTTACCTTACCTGCTATCCCTAGAGAAGCGACAATCACCAATCCCAACTTAAGTTTTGTAGTTGGTGAAGCCATTTCGCTTGCTATAAGCAATCCTGGGAATATGTACGTTAGAGCACTACTTTACGTTAATAGTGTTCTTATCAAAACCGTAGATCTAGATAGAGTAGTCTCCGCAAATATTGTTTTGGAACCCGCAGAAATGAACGCTATCTATGAGCAAATGCCAAACGCCCTATCTATGCCTATGTTTATCCGATTAAAGAGTTACCAAAACTCTGCCTATTCGATTGTGATTGGCAGTGATAAAGATAAAGCCGGTACTGTTTATATTGATAGCTACATTAATACCCCGACATTTACGACATTCACAATTGAGAATATAAGCAAGTTAGTACGTGTTACGGATAAATACGGTAATAATCTCCTAGAGAGTTACACAGACATACTGCTAGGTGCTAGTAGCCGCATAATAAAGGGGTACTCTAAGATCAGAGCTACTATCTCGGTTGCTAATAAGGCCATCGCGAAGAACTTTGCAACTATGAATCGTTACCGATTTGTCGCTGGCAATAAGCAATCGGAATCAGCTTTCAGTGATGACGAAGATGTAATCATTGAGCTTGATAATGTAGATGTTGCTACTAATTCAGTATCAGCGCTTGATAGCAGAAGTCTAGCAACTACAGCGACTGGCTTATTTAATCTAATGGCAGAATACACACCAATTTCACTATTCAATTTAGTAGTCTCTAGAGCAAATAGCGTAGATGCACTGACAACTCTAGAATTCTCTGGACTATTTTGGAATAAATACTTTTCATCCGGTACCACAAGCAACCCCGGCAGCGGAGTATTGAATACACTTAAAGTCGAGTATCGTTTTAAGGAAACATTAACTCCTTGGGGTAGCCAACCGTGGGCCGAAATCACTCCTTCAGTTGATTCTGAGGGTGTAGTGACGTTTAGCGATACGGTAGATGGGGACCTAGGTATTACTGGCTTCGATGTTGATAAGTCGTTTAATATTGAAGTCCGTGCTTACGATAAATTATCAGCTACGATAATCGAGGGTCTGCTAGATGTCGGTACGCCTCTTATCGATCAAACTAAAAACGCAATAGGCATTAAGGGCAAAGTCGATTTAGATGATACCTCTGTGCTACAAATAGACGGGGGTGTTACTTTGCGACAAGCAGATACACCTTCAGACCCGAACGCTGATAGCGAGGCTAAACTATACATCAAAGGCAGTAAAGTAATACTCCAATATAACGATGGCGGTACCGTTCGATATAAATATATCGACATGGCCGGCACTGGCGACGTTTGGATTCACACCACCACAGCACCGTAAAAATTAATAGTTGCAGCTGCAACTATCTGGTAAGATATAGGAGAATAAATGTCGAACGAAATCTTGAAAGTTCAAGAATATATGACAAAGGCGCAGGGGAAGAGACTAACCAGGCTGAGACAATACAATCTCCTAGCCCTGGAAGTACTTATAATGATAGCTTGTGCCTTCGGAATTCTCTACTGGATCACCTTGCTCGCATATTTATTCGGAATTCAATTACCAGTGATTATATGAAGCAGAAGATTACTATCGAATACTCGGGCAGACTGCCATCCGTTAACCACATGTACGGGCGTAACCCGTGGGGATCTACTTACCTAAAAGAGGAAGCAAAGGCTTTAAAACGCTATGTCGCAGCCTCACTACCATTCAATGAACGATTGGAACTAGATAGAGAAATAGGCTACAAGTTGCAAATTAGAGCTAACTGGTATAACGCCAAAAACTCAAAGACTAGAATCAAGAAAAGAGATAGCAATAACCTTGTAAAGTTAATTATTGATGCTTGCTGTGAGGCAATAGGCATCGATGACAGTCAGATCTTCAACGAGTTCGTTCAGAAGGTCCAGGAGTCAGATTCGGCTAAAGAAGGTTTCAAAATTGAGCTATTTGAACTACCTAAATTTTAACTAAAACTGATATAATGACAGATATAATCAACCCTCGTACTCTTACTAATGACACGCTCCAAAAAGTCGTTTTTTCCCGCCTGGCTACGTGGGCACTGTCAAACTATATTGGTAGGTTTTCTGTCTTTGTTCTTGCTTTTGCTGGTACCTTTTTTTCTGGATATATTCTTTCGGCTGCTACTCTGGTTCCAACTGTTAACACTACTACTGGGAGAGTTGCGGCATTAGAGGAAGTGGTACCCGAACTTATGACAAAGAAACAATTTGACGAATATAAAGAGGATGAAAATAAATACTGGGAGAGGTTATTCCAAGGGCTAAATATAAATAAGCCCTAAATAGTAAGTAGCTGATAACTTTGGTTATCAGTTGCCAACTGTTTGAGCACAGTTGAGCCGATAGTCTGCACGGCTGACAGGTGGCGGCAGTTTGTTAGAAATCGATAGTTCTAATAACGGCTGTGCAGCGCATAAAATACAAAACAATATGCCATACAATCGTTTCACTAAAAGAGAGGAGTCGGTTACGTCAGGTTTCGGATGGAGAAAACATCCAATTACCGGTTTACTGCAGCATCATAACGGCATTGACACTAGTAGCCCAGAAAATACTAAAGTAGAAGATGCTGAACCATCTACGTCAGAAGGAGTAATTAATAATTGGACTGATTCACTTGGTGGCAATATCGCCAGTGTTACTTATCGTCGACTAAAGAAAAGATTACAGATTCACCATAATAATAGCTTCAGAAGCAATAGCGGAGACAAAAGCTTCCTAGGAATGCTTATATCACTAACCGGCAAAACAGGGAACGTGACTGGACCACACGCACACTGGGAGCTTCACGAAGGCGCCGACATACAACCGAATGGCGTTATTCCTAAGGACAAGAAAGGAAAGCCCATTGATCCAACCCCTTTTATTTTTCAAGGACCACAACCAACTATGCCACAAGATCAAACTTCAAGTAAATTTGTTACTGTACAGGACGGATGGGGATTGTCTAATGTAGCAAAAGCTGCAGGATTACCAAATCCCGGCAGCCCTGACACCTGGGCCTATGTTTACCACCTCAATCCAGGTTATCGAGGCGCTACTGACTGGGATAGTCTTAATAAACGAATGGGTAGCGGAGATATTCTACGTGTTCGACCGGACGACCAAACACCGGCGCCACCTCAACCAGTAGATCAAAGAGATCAGAAAATTATTGATTTACAAACAAAGCTAGCTGCAGCTAATGAAGCAGCTCGATTAGCCAACGAAGCTGCAAAGCTAACGGAATCTGAAATGAATGCTAAGCTAGCCGAAGAGCGCGAGATTCAACAAGCACAGATTAACGATGCCGAAATTAAGCATCAACAAGAAGTCCTTAATATGAAGGGTCGATTAGCGGAAATAGAGAAAGGAATGAACATCGATGTAACCGAGTCAATCCGTAAGATTGAGGAAAAGACCGGGATTTTTAAGCTAATTCTAGGCAGTATTATCACTAAATGGGGTGACTTAGTGGACCGATATTTCAGTGGTACCGATTACCTTGGGCTTCCTGGTTGGTTTATAAGAGGTCAATTAAAATATAATGCGCCGGTCGTATTCTTTGGTATAGTGACTTACCTATCTACTCGTATTCCACTTCATTTAGTTGGAGTAGAGTGGAACCCAGCAATAGAATCCGCTCTAGGAATCTTCTCTGCAGGAATAGGTTTCGTTGCTAAAGACATTGCATCTCAGTTCTACGATACCAATAAGGACGGTAAAATAGATCTCGATGATTTAAAGACTATTACTAACTAAGATAATGCACAAAAAAGGCGAAATATTGCTAATAACTCACGAACTCAAAGGTATTTTTATCGGTACGCTTAAAGAGGATTTTCATCCGGCTGAGAATACATACAGAGTTACTGTATTGGAACCTCTAGGGTCTAGAGTACATAAAGGCGACTTTGAACCGTGTTCGGCCAATCGTTGTAAAGTAAAAAGTATTCGACAAGAAGATATTAAGAGCTTCAAGCAAAATGTGGAAAACTGAGCTAAGCCATATCGCCGGTATGGCGGTAGTTCATGTGACGCCCCTCAACGATTTATTTCCCCATGTCGATGATAGTGAGTGCGACTGCCATCCTAAGGTCCAATATCAGGCAAATAAGACTGATAACTCCATAGGGAATTCTACTGTACATTTGGACAGTAGTAGCTCGTTAGTGCCAATATTTGTACATAACTCGTTTGATAAAAGAGAGTTGGTAGAGCAGAAGACAAGCCAAAAGAAAATCAACTACACCACAACCTACATTTAAGAATGTCTTGACATTCAGCCCCGACAGCGATACGATTGAGTATATTTTAACCCCTGAAGAAATGGTCGAATTGGAGAAAACAAATAGAGGTTTTGATATATCTAAGTTTAAAGATCGAGATGGTGAAGAGTGTAGCTTACAGAAATCTAGTATTGCCACTGAAGACGCTATTTGGTTGGGCATGGATAATCCTGACATTAAAGAGTTTTTCCCTATGCCAAGAGATACAGATGAATCATGGTTCAAAATCGGCAAAGAGGAGTTGCAGGGCCTTAGAAAGAGACCACAAAATGAGATTCACGCATTTAGTCGAATGCACCTTACGCGAGAGCAGGTTGCTAACCTACTGCCATTCTTAATCAAATTTGTTGAGACTGGAGAACTTCATGAGCAAGGATGACATGGCGAACGCGCCAAAAGGCGTAAGACTTCCATTTAAACGAGTTAAAGAGCTTAAGCCGTTTTGCCCCGATTGTGATAGTACGCTCGGTGGGAATAACTCGTTAGCGTTTCCGTACAGATGCTATCAATGCAATGTCTACTGGGAGTCGAAAATTACAGAGGAAACGCATCTATTCTATAAGCGCCAAATAACTTAACATCTAACCTAGAGATTATGGGGCGATTTATATTCAAAATCAGCGTAAAAGGCAAGCCGTACTACGGAGAGTGGAGCACTATAGTCGATGCGCCCATCTCCAATCTAATGGAATTAGAAACCTTTAAGGACTATTATCGACTGAATTACGGTTTAGTTGGATTTAGAGAACTAGATGAAAGACTCTCAAGAGTCGAGGAGACAGGTTGTAGCGGCTTTGACCACACCTTGAAAGATTTGTTGAGCTGGAACCGCGCAGGTAAAAACGAGGGACCTATCAGGACAGAATTAGGATTATATAGAAAATACAAATTAACCTAGAGATCATGAAGTCAAAAACGGCAAGTGGTGTAGGAATAATATATATATTGCCTAAAACACTCTTGAAGGTAGAGTCGAAGAGAAGGAAAAGAATTAATAAAAAGATAAATGCAGCAATGGGGAAACGGTTGGCCTTGTGGAGAAAAGCCGTCTCTGGTATTTGATATTGATCTAATGATTATGGGGAATCACGAATATCCAACACTTGAAGAACTAGACACTATTGAAGAATGGGATTTTAAGGACTTTGATGGATTAGCAAATTATATCGGCGATCTTTGGCACCACAAAGACTGGGGCTATAGTTACGAAGGCAAGTCCACTAAGCGACTACAATTACATACTGGCGGTTGGTCAGGCAACGAAAGCATAATCGATGCCTTGCAAAAGAACGGCATGTTCTGGGGCTTAACATGGCAGAAAAGTGTGAGGGGTGGACATTTCTGGTTTAAGTGGAAAGCTCTCGACTTTACTGAGTCTAAGTAAGGTTATAACCGAATATTGCTAGGGGAAATAGTATGTAGCTCTACATTTTCCGAGCTAACTCTGTAAGAGGCGGAGTTTCCCTAGCAGTATTTGCTGCGATTAATTTTTTAGCTAGCTAATTTATGCCACCAGAGCAAAAGCCTAGTATTGGCAGGATTGTCCATTTCGTAGGAGAACGCGATAGTATCAACTTAGCCGCGCTCGTTACGGCAGTTAACGAAGATGATACTATTAATCTAGCTGTATTTGGACCAAACGGAGGATACGGGTTTCGTCAAAACGTTAAACATGTTGAAGGCCCAGTACAGACGACAGAAGAGGCATCGGGTACTTGGCATTTTCCAGAACGAATTTAATAGTTAGCATATGGTCCGGACATAAGTGTCCGGACCATAAATATAATTGACTCATTACATGCAATGACATTCACAACAACACCGGAAGATATTGAACGAATCAGAACCAGTAGTAATCCACACGCAGAGCTCCTTCAACTTGCTGATAGTAAGATTGTTTACCATGTACCAACGGTTGGTTCATGGGATCCATTCAGAGCTAATCTAATTAATGGTGTTTATCACGATTTTCGCAGTGAATTAGCTATGCCTAAAGGACAAATGATAAATGATTTAAGAGCGCTAGGTGAGCCAGAGTTAGCTATTTTAGTGATCGATGGGATATTTGATGAAGATCCAGGGACTAGCTGGGAAAACAAGAAAGAATAAGGTATAATATCATAAAGTGTCTTATAGTAAATATAATCCGCATTATACTCAGTAAATATGTCAACAGACGATCCATTATTACAAAAAGTCTTTAAGGACGTACCAATACAAGCTTATACACAACTAAAACGGGCAGTATCTACTTTAGTCGAACAATGGCAATCTACCGATATGTGGGGGATCTCTTCTGCTAATATAATCCATAAAGATAAGTGTTTACACTTGAACCGTAAAACTAGACTTGTTAATGGCTCCGGTAACTCAAAAGGCGATAAAGATTACTTCATGCCTTACTGTGACAATTGCGGAACTTGTTTCCCTACAGAGGGCCGTTTCCGCTGCTCTGTAATTCCTATTAACGACATGCAATGACCGACTTCAAGATAGTAAAAAGTGGACCAAGGCTCATACCTATATTTGAGTTTGTACATCTTGAGATCAAATTTCGGGGTAAAGCGGTTTCCGATAATCAATGGGTTTATGGTTACTACGTATTCCGCGATGGCTACAAGAAAGGGATGATCTACGAGCCAAATGGTCTCGGTCATGACGTCATTATCGGCACAGTAAGTCAATTCACAGGTTTAAATGATAAGAAAGACACAGAGATTTACAGAGGAGATATTGTGCAAGCGCAGAACGAGTGCTGGGGGAATAAACCTCCTGAACCGTTTATTGTCGATTATGATAATGAGCTTGGAGGCTGGAAACTAGATAGAGATGAAGATGCACTGCCAAGATTCTATACTGACTGGGTAGTTATTGGTAATATTTATGATAATGTGGAATTGTTAACCTTCAAAGGGAGGTGTGATGATTGCGGGAAACCTTTACCTAAGGGCTACTCCATCGAATGCCCAAGATGTGAAGCCGCCAGTTTTGAACGCACTCTACACTAAAAAGCTTGACTTCTCTACTCTTCTCTGTTTCACTATAAGAGTACTTTAATTATTAAGAGGTAATTTCAGACAAAGACGCTAAGCGTTTGCCTGAAATTAGACATCAACAATGATCATATCAGTTGCTGCCCAAAAGGGAGGCTGCGGTAAAACAACCACAGCTATTTCAATCGCTGCTTACCTAGCAAGAAAAGGTAAGAATGTTCTAATTATTGACCTAGACGGTCAATGCAATACCAGTTTTGTTCTACTTAAGAACTACACTACCCTATCCCGTGCGTTAACTCCGGATAAAACAGTGGCATCAATCCTAGATGATAACTTGCCGCTTCCGATATACGACACAATAATCCCAACACTAAAATTAGTGCCCTCTCATGCTAACCTTTCAGACGCTAACTCTATATTGCCGACGCTAATTGATAAAGAACGCCGGTTACTGTATGCGTTGGAAGAACCTTCCAAGGAGTTTGACTACATCATAATCGACTGTCCGCCGGACCTTAGCTTTCTACCCTACTCTGCTCTAGTCGCTTCGGACTATGTACTTATTCCGAGTAGCCCTAGCCGTTTCGATCTACAGGGACTAAAGAAGCTAATTGACAAGGTCGTGTCTGCTCAAAGCCCAAGACTTAATCCTAAGCTAAAGATTCTCGGCCATTTAATGACCCTACGTGACCAAACCAATATGAGCAAAGAGGTTTACGAAACGATTGTGAAGCTCTTTGGCGATAATGTATTCAAGACTCAAATACCACGTAATGTAAAGGTATCTGAAGCTAACTCCAAAGGACTTGATATATTTGCTTATGCTGCAGACTGTCCGGCTGCATTAGCATATAAAAAACTAATCGAGACAGAAATATTACCCAAATTAAGCAACTAACTATGGCATCTAAAAAAAGTAAACATATCGATACCGATTCATTAATGAGTGAGTTTATGAACGGCAACTCCTTAGTTACAACTAACCCAGAAGTACTGCCTGGCCAGATGGAGATTCAGAGCGACGGAGGCATTACAGAAACGGATCGCTTTTATACACCTAAGAAAGAAGAAAGGAAGGAAGGAAGAAAAGAAGAAACCAAGGAAGATATATTCCAAGATTTATATACTCCTACCTACGAAGTTAACAAGGAAGAAATAAAGGAAGATAGAAGGCTATCTATGAATATAGATATATTCCCTTATAACTTGAAAGGAATAAAGCGGTTAATTGTTGCTAAGTCCGATCGTGGTGAGAAGGTCAAACAGTGGCAAATAGTAAACAAAGCCATTGAGGAATATCTAACAAAGGAATTCAAAAAGCTATGAAAAGCGCCACAGAACTTGCCCAACAAATGACGCCTGCAGAGCTATTGAAACGTGCTCGTGGCGGTGATTACCGCATCGACGCCGATGATCAACAAGCAGGGGTCATTATTCCTAACTCAACACAAATACCAAATGAAGTTCTTGATACTTGGATGGCAGCATTATCAGGAGCGGAGTTGAAGGTTTTGATGTACATAATCCGTAAGACTTTCGGATACAACAAGGCCAATGAGGGCGACCAAATACCGCTATCCCAAATTATGTCCGGCACGAAAAGAGCCGATGGGAAAGTCGTGGACTGTGGTACTGGCTTGTCCAAGAGTACAGCTCTAGCAGCTATTAGGGTCCTGGAAAATGCCGGGTTAATAGCTGTAGTCCGCGAAAAGATCAACAAGGATACCAATGAAATTAATTATTACAAGCTAGTAACGCGGGGATTGTATAACCGCAAATAGGGGTAGTACGATTTTTACTACTACCCCGTATGAAAACTGTACACTCAATAATAATCAAACAAGTTCAATAAATATCAATATTGATCAATAGCAATTTTAAAAAAATTTGTTACAATCATCTAATTTAGTATTAATTATATATAACGCAATGTCATCTCAACACACAAATTCACTTACTCAGGAGCAGTATAATGACTTCGGTAGACTTGGTTTACAGTTAGTAGTTAGTGGCCTAATGATCGTGGTAGTAGGCATCTCCTTTGCAGTATGGCTGGTAGGTTCTGTAATTGCTATGTTTAGGGGAACTGTCCTTTAAGACATTCTTGACATTTATTGTAAAAGATACGATAGTGTCATGACATGAATGAGCATAAAGAACAACAAGACAACCAAACGGAAAAGAAAAGAGATCGCATCAGTATCAATGATGTCTCTGAGGCCACAAAAGATAAATTCTTGAAGTTTAGAGCTTTGCTTACTATTCAGAAACGTAATGTGCCTGAAGCTTTTGACGAAGCTCTAGACCTCTATCTGCAAAGATACTCAGCCTAGTTATCAGTTAAACCGATTCTCCTTGATATATCCCTTTGTATATACTACTATGGTGTAATTTCGCTGATAGCTGAAAACTACAATCCTACTTTACTGCTCAAAAAGTGGATTATGTCTGGCTATCGAAAAATACTGAATGCTTCTCCTTACGCACCCTATTTGCGTAAAAATCACCTTGAAAGTAACGTCCTTGACGTCTGCAGCGAACGTACTAACCCGTTCATTGTGCCGCGCAGTGGACTTGCACAAGGCCAATTTTCTATCTCGATCTATGAGGGCGATATGTTTGGCGCTACCGTGTCCGAAATGCGTACAGCTCTCAAGAACCTAGAGAAGTTAGGATTCATCACATATACAGGTAAAAAGCTCCGTAGACAGAAAATCTACCGATATAATAACCTACACATCGTTGTCGGCTACGAATCACCGGCGCAGAATCTCATAAATAAGTTTAGTTCGCACATTAGCGGCGCCCAACAACGTCCAGTTAGCGGGCATTATCAATCCTCCGCGGCTATGGGTTGACACACCCAGGGGAGAATTAGCACAAACGATTCACCCGAATTAGTAGTATCAGTAACGAAAACAAAGAACATTAAAAAACCAAATTAGCACATAATATAAATACTTCCCTGTAATACATATAGTAAATAGGAGCATGTGTATAAGTGGATAAGTATGCTCAAGACTCCATATAAGACTAAGCCAGAAAGGACGATTGCAAATTTCTACTATGTGCATAAGTCAGTGTATAAGGTAAATAATGATAATAATGTAATCAATGTCTTGACATTCATTACAAACTTGATACACTTTATTAACCTGAGATCTGGACAAGGAACTGCTATCAGCGAAATTGATTGTAGAAGTCCTGTCTGGGTCCAGGCTAATATTACTTTTTACTGACCTTGTATGGAGTTTTTAGTCTATTTCGCCTTCGGTATATTTGCCGCAAAGTGTATCGATTACCTTCTTTTGAAAATATTTGAAGGTGTTGATATGAACGCTGATTCGGACAAGTATTCGGAGCTTACCAAAGTTTTAACTTACTAATATGGCAAACGATCTGGACCAAGTAATGGACTCGGTTCCTCTGCAGACATTCGACGATAGTGCCGTAAGCCTTAGCTTGCAGCAAGACATTCAGAATTCAATCAACGAATTCATTAGCGGCAGTCTTAAGTTCGCAAATAAGTTAGACCTTGACGCCGCCCACGCAATCGCGACAGAGAATGTACGGCAGCTATTTAACGAAGGGTTCATCCAAGATTCTGCAGAGATGAATAGCCAGGTTGCCAAGATAGACAGTGCCCAAATAAATTACTTATCAACATTAAAGCCATGAAAGTTTTGTCGACTAAAGAGCCATCCGCTCTGAATGATCTAGATAGGGAAGTCGCTAATAACATTTCCCGCATCAAAGACGCGGTAAGAGTCGCTACTCCTAAAGCAGTAAGCGGGGAACTTCATAATATCTATTCACATAAAGAACTAGCAGACTTGATTGTCCTAGCTGCAGTACAGAAAAGAATTGATAAACGGGACCCGAGAAGAGTAGAGGACATCCGTAAATTATTGAAGGTTGGAAGTTAATTAATCGCCATGATCCCATCAAGAATTTCAGGACTACAAAAGATATTTATCCACAAAAATCCAGGCACGTACAGATTGCGTATCCTACCGGTAGAACCTATTAGCGGCATCCAATACTGGAACCATGAGGATAAAGTGGTCCGCGTTAGATCCTTAGCACAGGTAGTAAATAACGATATTAACCGTAGTAAGCCCGGTGATGGTCCAAAGCAGTTTTATGGCTACATCATTTACAGCTACGATGAAGAATCAATTCAAGTATGGACTTTTACTCAGTTCAATATCTTAAGAAAACTAGAGCAGTTTGAGGCGGACCCAGCTGCAGGAGATCTGACAAATTATGACATCGAGATAGTCAAAACGATCGAGGAAGGTATCGAGGAGTACAATGTGACCCAAATGGAGCCTTCTGATATTTCTAGCGACATCCTGGCTCGATTGTCGCTACTAAAAATTGATCTTGAGATGCTATTTTCGACAGAATCTAATCCGCACCCGGTAAGTTCAGAAGTATTCGTTGATGTGTTAACTGAGCCGGAAGCCAGGATTACAGATATTAACGATGTCGTTACCGATCAGATAAGAAAACCAGTATCGGAACTTGTAAGTAAAATCAAGTTATTTACAACACTTGAGGAGTATAAGGCATGGGACGCCAACTATGACTTTGAGCTTAAAAAACTGGGCGTAATTAACCGGGCCGAACGTGCCCTAATTGAAGATACTTGCTTGGAAAAGCAGGGCGAATTTAATAACTACTTACCTTTATAAAATGACAACTGAACAATGGAGTACATTAATCACAAGAACTAATATCGAGCGATATACAGCTATTCAGGATTTAGCAGAGCAGGTATGGCAAGGTTTATTTACTCCAGATCAAGCTATTGAATTAGGAGTCATGCTGTTCGATAATCAGGAAGAGATCGATAAATTTAAATCATTATTTAGAGAGCCATGAGTCATCAATCGGAGGTAAGCGAGGAATTTGAGAATTACACATGGGGGAAAGATAAGAAATCGGCGGAGACGGAGATTAAACCGATGAAGTACTTTAACGGGATGGTAGTTGGTACTCTTGAAGAGTTTGTTTTGGGTAACCTATCAAATAGAGCTGTAGCCTATCAACTAGATGGGCAGCTCCTATATTCGTCAGAAGCAGTCAGGAATATGATCGTAGCGGTCAAGAAATCAACTAAATTACAGCGTTTATAAGCCGTGACCAAACAGAAATATAAGAAAGGTGATGTAGTAATAAGGATTGAGAAGCATAGAAGTTATGATCATGGTTTTCATATCTTCTTGTGGTATGTAGTCGGCGATCACGCCATTAACCAGTCAGGAGGTGTTTGTAAAGTTGGAGTTAGATTCTCGGGCACTATTATTAAGCGTGATGTGGAGGTAGGTGGATACCTCAGTACTAGCGTATATCTGAAAGATTTAATTAAGAAACTTATTTAAGGATAAATAATGTCATCAACAATTGATAAACTAGCTGAGCTATGTGGATTCAAGGACGTTCCGAGCTTTTGTAATCGTTTGGAGTTTGATAGCGAACTATTAGAGAAAGCAGTTAACCAGTTGATTGCTGAGAATACTAGAGAACAAAAGGATGCTTGCTGGACAAGGATGAAAGATTACATCGATGAACGGCTGCCGATTGATCAGAAGTATACACTGACTTTGCGTAAGTCGTTATTGATTGGCATTACTAAACAACTCAATAAATAATATGGCAAATAACAGAATGCTTGTAACGTGTCGCGTTTGCAAAAGGTTTAAGATGATAGCAACGTTTTACCCGCCACAATGGTCTATGTTTGAGGGCGCAGACCGTTCCTTCGATAAATTCGGCGAAGATCATGCACAGTGTGGAATAGATAGTAATGAAGGTGGGCGAGGTGAGAATATTACGGTCTGTACTGAAGGTGACAGTAGAATTAAGTTCCTTGATTATCCTAATAATCAGATACATTTTAAGGAAGATATATGATCCGTAAAGTAAAGTGGCAAGGCATGGAAGTAACAAATGAGCTAATTGATGCTTTGCTAGATATTGACCTAACCGATGAACAACAAGAGAAGTTGGCGATAGGAATTAGATCTATGAGCGATGATCACTACTTATTGCCGGTTAGACTAGACAATGAGCTTGATTCATTAGTAGGTGATATCTTAGGACCTGATGATAAAGGTGACCTTATTGCCGGATTTAAGTCCATAATTCATAAGGTAAAAAGAGAAGAGCGAAAAACAAAGAATAAAATCTACAGGGAGCGTAATAGTCTTGTGGCAGTATTAGCTAAACTATATCCGTCATATCGAGCAGTACACGAAGAATCTGATACTAGCTGGGAAAAGGACTGGCGAAATATCATTGTTATCAAAATCCCGGTAAATAACGGATTAGAAAGGGAGTGGAAGCAGTGTTCTTGGCATATCCATGACAGTGAACTACCAGACTTTGCTCACCTACGTCTGGAGACCAATCACGTTTGGGATGGTCATACAATGGAGGTGAAGTACGAACGGTTACGTAATATCGATATTTAACTCATTAACTAAATAGAATGTCACAAAGAATTGAGGTAGGAGATAAAGTCAAATTCACAGATTTACACGCATTCCAAATGCGTGAGGATGGCGAAACCGCAAAGGAAATAGAGAGGTATATGCAACAATCTTACTATGTTGTTGAGGTTACTTTAGACTGGGCTGATTATAATATAGGGTGTGTGATTATAAGCGATAAGAAATTCAAGTGTACGAATGGAACACTACCAAAACAAGTTGAGGTCGGATGGAATTTCGTATCAAGAGTTCACCCAAATGAAATTCGTAAAATTGCCGAGGAAGTTCATTTATTTCCGATTAACCAGAAAAATAATGAAACGGATTAGAACTTACCTATTCTTACTTAGTCACCTAGAATTTAAATTTGTGCTTAGAAACTTTAGATACGACATTAAAGCTCTATGGTTTACCTTTTTATATCGCCTAGTTTCTACTAAATCGGATAGCTATCAGCACGAGAATGGTAAATTTATTGTGACTGAGGACAAGTATACTTTCATAAACCGAATCACAGGCAGACATAGGGATATCTCTCATAAACGTACACACGTACTACTTGATGTCGGGGAATTAATTTTGCCGGGAAAATCACTATGAAATTTTCAAGAGAAAAGCCGCCGATTTATGCTGACTGCGCGGCCAAGTTCAGCGTTAGTTGGAAGCATACAATATTCACCTATGGAGATACGATCCACTCTAAGCATAAAATTAGTCCCGCCAAAATAGCTCACGAGCAGGTCCATATATCCCAGCAATTGGCTTACGGTGTTTCCGAGTGGTGGCAGCGTTATCTAAATGACGACAGTTTCCGGTTATCTCAGGAGGTAGAGGCGTATACTGCAGAAATTGCCTGGATCAGGGCGAATGTTAGGGACTATAAACTCAAGACTCTGAAGTTAAACACTATTCTTATGGATATTTGCGGTGCGATGTATGGCTACCTAGTCACTCCAGAATCAGCTAAATTATTATTAGGTTTATCTTAATATGAGGACAATTAAATTCAGAGGTAAACGAAAAGATAACAGCGAGTGGGTATACGGTTCGTTGGTTATTAGAGAGCAGGACGCTCACGGAACGCTCGGCTACTTTATATCTACACCTAATGGTGAGTGGGTGCCAATCGACCCAAAGACGGCCGGGCAATTTATTGATAGACTGGACAAAACGGGCATGGACGTTTACGAAGGAGATATACTATCCACTACTTCTATTCCAAAACCGGGGATAGATTATATACACGCAGCGATCTTCGAGATATCAGAGTCTTACGATAGCAATGAAGGGTATGACGTTGACGGGTTTACCGGCTTTCGTATAGACGGCACGTTTGATTATGAAGAAATGTACGTCATTGGCAATATCTACGATAATCAAGACCTGCTTGAGTTATTCCCTACTTATATAGTCGAGCAAATCCGCAGCTATTTATGATAGAATGGTTGCAGCCGCAACTATTTCAATCTAACTATATGCGAACTCACTCAGCTGACAGGGCTAAACAGCGCTTCGGCTTCAAATTAAAAGGTAAGCAGTTGAAAACTATCTGGCGTAGTATAGACAACAATACCGCAATAGAGTCTCCATTCCACAACGAAGTAGTAACTTCGCGTAAAGCATTCCTAATCAAGCAAAAAAATACCGTGGCTAAGCTCATAGTGGACCTGGTAGCCCGCAAAATTATTACCGTAGTATGGCCCTCAGTAAACGAGCGTGGTCTTATGATGGACCAACGTGGCGGGAAAGCGGACCCTATGCCATACCACCAACAGAAAGTTTATAAACAACATTTTAAAGAGAAATGGGGAACAAAATGGCAACAAAGATAGACATCACAATCGGAATACTTTTCTGCAATAAACCGGAGCAGACAATCGAGTGTCTCCAGAGCTTCAAAGACTATCCTATTTATCTCGTAGACAACGGCTCAGACGAAGCTGCAGTTAAAAAGGTACTGAAGTATATCGAGACTACAAAGAACGTCGATTACCACCGGTTACCAAAAAATATCGGTGTTGCAGGGGGTAGAAACAAGATAATCAATCAGATTAAATCGGAATGGATTTTCTTCGTGGACAACGATATTACTATCAAGACTGAGAACTGGGGTTCTTTGCTGCAGCAAGCAATTAAGGATCATCCTGAAACTCTTGTCTTTGCTCCAAAATTGTTTAACGTCCACCTGAAAGCTTTGGAACATTTCTACTCATTTTCCGTACAGGGAAATAAGGCGGTTACCTACGTCTCAAAGACTGGGGAGTCAAATAAACTCAGCGGCGGAGCGGCCATCGTTAATAGGAAGTTATTTGAAATCAATGGTAGTTATGACGAAAGATTCTTCGTAGGATTCGAGGACTTTGAGTTCTGTCTACGTGCAATTAAGGCAGGCAGGGACCTAAGGGTAATCGAACTACGTAATATTGTACTTAACCATGACCACAGACAAGTCACCAATAACTACGATAATGATTATTTACAGGTAAGATACAACGCTGAGAAAATCCAGAAGTCGTATAACCTGATTAAGGAGATTCATAATCTAACGTTGCCGGATAATGGTGTTAAATGGTCCCAGAAGAAAATAGAGCAAATGTCGGCCGATGTAACCTCAGACAAAAAGGGCAAGAATACTAGGATCATGCTATACCATCATGCTCAGTCAGGTATCGGAGGAGTAGAAACGTTTAACCGCAACTTCTGTAAACGACTTAGCCCGTACTACGATATAACTTTCCTTTGTCAGAGTATTGATAGTGACAATCTTGCCGCTATTGGTAAATATGCTGATATTGTTATCTACAAAGGCCAGGCAGTTGAAACAGATATATTTATTCATGGGGTAAGCTGGGGAATAAGACCTGACAAGGTCAAGGCTCCAATGATGCTACAAATGATTCATGGCGACTTTGAGTGGATGAAAAACGATCTTCACTTCACATATAAGCCGATGCCTGGCGTTACTCACCACGTAGCAGTAGGAAAGAACGTAGCCGATAAGTTTAAGAAAGTAACCGGCATGGAAGCGAGTGTAATTTACAACGTACTTGATCTTGACGTAAAACCAACAAAACTCCTTAAAATCATCTCTGTGATGCGCCTAGGAAGGGAGAAAGGTCTCGATAGGATGGAGATCATGGCAAGGAAATTCAAAGCGGCAGGAGTTAAATTCAGGTGGTTAGTATATGGCGACGGGACGGACAAGGCTTACGTCAAGGAAATGAAAGCTAAGTTTGACGATTTACCCGAAGTCATTTTTGCTGGCATCAAGAAAGATACTGTCAGCGATGTAGCCGACGCAGATTACTTGGTTGCACTGAGTAAGAGCGAAGGCTTCTCTTATTCAATTTATGAGGCTCTGCAGGCGGGCACACCTTGTATCGTTACCAACTTCCCTAGCGCCTATGAGCAGGTTGAGGATGGTGTAAACGGCTTTATTGTTGATATGAAACTATCAAATTTAGATGTAGATAAAGTTTACAATTCAAATCTTAAAGGCTTCAAATTCGAGGAGAAATCAACCGAAAAGGATTGGATTAAACTATTTGGTGGTAATGGAAAAATAGTAAATAAAACTACTAGGAAAGTAAGTACTATGAAGATTAAAGTTAAACGTCCCTACATGGATGTAGTATTGAATAGAAAGGTAATGAGCGGAGAAGTTCTTAATGTCATCAACACTCGCGGGCTGGAACTCATAGGTAAGAACCTAGCTTCAGCTATTTAAACATTTTTATTTTTTATCCATCTACCCATGAAAGTAGAAGTAATTAAGCGCTATTTCGATAACGCAGAGGGTCGTAAGGTTAATCTAGGCGAGATTTTAACAGTTGATAGTGATCGAGCAGCAATGCTTGAAGGCAAGAAACTAGTTAAGCGAGTTGCTAAAGAAGTAAAACCTAAGAAAGACACCACTCCTGCATTACCTAAAACTGAAAGTAAAAATGGCAAAAAAGCAGGTCCCAAAGAAAGCCCCAAAACCGGCAAAAAAGGGAAATAAAAAGGAAGAAAAGAAGCAGAAGAAAGGTGTCAAAAAAGAGACGAAACGTGGGAAAAAACGTGGAAATATCAAAAATTTGACTCCTTTCTCTGCAGAGAACCAACCTACTTCGGAGCAGAAGAAAGAAGGTTGGGAACGTAAACGTTATGCTCAGTCCATCGCGAATAAAGTGGCTGAGTTTATGTCTATGGACATGAAAACGTTACTCGATATGCAGAAAGATATGCAGAAGAATCCTAAGAATTACTCCCTACAGGACGCAACATTACTCCATTATGCTGTCGCTGGGCTAAGGGATATTAAAATCACTATTGATTGGATTAATCGCAATTTACCTTATGCCCCACAAAAGACCGAAATTGGTGGTAACGACGGCAACCCTATAGAGATCATTATCGGTGGGGACGACGACGAAGACGATGATTAAAATCAAGATAGTAAACTGGAAAAAGGTTTTTAACTCCTATATCTACAAGAGTCTATTTGACTATTCCGAGCGCTTTGAAGTCTATTACGGCGGCGCATCTTCAGGTAAATCTCATGGCGTATATCAAAAGGTGATAATGAAGGCTATGAATAATAACTGGAAGAAACCCCGCAAGGTACTGGTATTACGTAAGGTCGGTGCCAGCATCCGCGAAAGTTGTTGGCAGCACGTTAAGGATATCCTCGAGGAGTTTAAAATAATCGAGTACTGCAAAGTACATAAATCGGAGTTTACTATCACGTTACCTAATGGTGCGTTACTGATATTTACCGGACTAGATGACGTCGAGAAGATGAAGTCGATCAAGGGTATTTCTGACATTGTTATGGAGGAAGCCACAGAGTTCACGCTAGACGACTTCACACAGCTTAATCTGCGTCTTAGAGATAGAAAGCACCACAACAAACAAATGTACTTAATGTTCAACCCTGTCTCTAAGAAGAACTGGGTATTTACATATTTCTTCCAACCAGACGGCAAGCCTAATCCTGATTCGGGAGCAAAACTATTTTGGTCCACATACAGAGATAATCGGTTCCTAGGTGATGACGTAGGGGAAGAGCTGGAGAAGCTAAGAATCCGCAATCCCGCATACTACCGTATCTATGCCTTAGGTGAATTCGCTACGTTGGATAAATTAATATTCCCTAGGTATACGAAGCGCTTGATTACCGCTGAGGATATCAAGGGCCTACCTGGTTGGCAAGGTCTCGACTTTGGTTACACTAACGACCCTAGTGCCTTATGCTGGGGATATGTTGATATCCCAAATAGGAAGGTATTTATCAAGGGTGAGTACGTAAAGAAGGGAATGACTAATCCCGAAATAGCTCAAACTATTATCGACTTGGCCCTGCAGAAGGAGAAGATATACGCCGATGCTGCAGAGCCTAAGTCAATTCAGGAAATCAAGAATGCCGGGGTAAATATTGAGTCTGCGTCCAAAGGCCCTGATAGTCTGATTCATGGCATCCAATGGCTACTACAGTTTGATATCATCGTGGATGAACGTTGCTTCGAGGTATGCGAGGAATTAGAGAATTACACATGGAAAAAAGACAAGAAATCGGGGGAATATGTCAACGAACCAGTGGACAGTTACAACCACACTATTGACGCCATTCGTTACGGTTTGAATAAGTTCATAAATGCTTTAGGAGGACTGAAGGCAGTGACTGGCTTCTCTTTCCGCTAAGATTGTTGCGCCTGCAACTTTAGTGATATACTAGAATAAATTACGAAATTCCCAGTAAATGTATACAATTCCAGCAAATACGAAAATTACTAAAGAGGCAGTCGCCCAGGCAATAATAGCGAATGAACAATTAAAAACGAATCTAGATAATTTGCATGACTACTACACAGGTGATCACCCTATACTTAACCGTGTCAAACATGATACATATCAGAATGAGAAGTTAGTAACTAACCACGCAAGTTACATTACCGATGTTAATGTCGCTTATCTTCTCGGTAATCCAGTAGATTATAAATATATTCCCGCTAAAGAGTCCGACGACAAAATCCCTGACTTAAGTCCGGTGCTGGACGAATATCAGAAGCAAACTATTGCAGATATCGACCATGAGATCTCAATTAAGGCTTCAATCATGGGATACTGCTACGAATACGTATACGCAAGTGGCAATAATCCGAAATCGCGCCCTATTGACCCTAGAAACGCCATAATCGTCTACGACGATACAATGGACCACAATAAATCGTTCGCAGTAATGTATCAGAGCTGCGTGAAGAGAAAAGACCCAAAATCTCCTTCAAATTTACTAACTGATAAATATGAATTTAATGGGGTAATGGTAGTTGATAAAAAGAGAGTTTTAACTTACAAGAAAGATGATTTATCAGACAGAACTGAAGCAGCTCACTACTTTGACGACATTCCACTTATCGAGTACCCAAATAACAGCAATCGCCGAGGTGACTTTGAGGATGTCACTACTTTAATCGATGCCTACAATATTCTGCAGTCAGATCGAGTAAACGACAAGATTCAGTTAGTCGAGTCATTGCTTATGTTTAAGGGGACTGCGATCAATGATGACGTGATGCGAGACATCAAGAAACATCGTGCATTCTCTATAGATAAAGAAGCCGACGCCGAGTTCCTGTCAAAAGTATTGAGTGAGTCAGAAATGGAAGTACTTTGCGCCAAAATAGAGACAGATATCCACAAGATTGCAAAAACACCTAATTTAAGTGATGAAAACTTCGTAGGTAATTCTTCTGGAGTAGCCATCCGCTACAAGTTGTTTGTATTCGAGCAGAATACACTCAATAAAGAAAGATACTTTGAACGTGGCTTAAAGCAGCGCATTACTCTCTATAATAATTATCTCAAGCATAACAATAGAGGGCTTGATACTAAGGTTGATCTATGGCGTGTTGATGCCGTATTCAAGCGTAATTTACCTCAGAATGACTACGAGACATCTCAAATGATACAGAACCTCAAGGGCGAAGTAAGTCACGAAACGCGCATAACACAGCTATCTTTTGTTGACGATGCTAAGTCTGAAATCGAGGCGGTCGAAAAGGAGACACTTGCCACTATGAATCAGTTATCGCCACAGTTTGGTACTGGCAAGCCTACTTATAATGAGGATGATCCGACAAGCGAGGATCCCGCTAAAGCAAAGGAGAACGATCAATGAAACCATACACATATAACTTCACAATTCAGCAAGGCGAGACATTCCGCCGCACCTTCATTAACGAAAGTGAGGAACTAGATCTTGCAGATTATGAGTCGGTAAGGATGCAGATAAGGTCCAGACCACAAGATCAGACTATTATCTGGGATAGCGAAGTTGATGGCTTACTAGAGCTGCAGGCTGATAGAATTGTGCTAATTATCTCCGCTGAGCTTACAGCTGCTTTCAATTTCACTACCGCCGGTTATGATATCGAACTAGTTAAAGCTGACGGCACAGTAGAGAAGTTGGCTAGGGGAGCAATTTCCCTAGTTCGCGAATATACTAAAGTACAGGAAATATCAGCATGAACGTAGAAGAAACAGTTGTCGAGTTTACAGTCACAGAGGACCCAGAAGTCGTCCTAATGAGCTTCAACGTTGTCGGCTGGGCTGAGTCAGACCCTATCTGGCAGGCCGAAAAACCCGACTATTTAAGAGTCGATGACTTTAATGCTGACATTGATGAACATATTGAGAGTAACGAAGCCGTCGCTGCAGCAACTGAGCATATAAGTGATCTAGAAAACCCCCATCAAACAACTAAAGCACAGGTTGGATTATCTGCAGTAGACAATACTTCCGATCTAAACAAGCCAATAAGTAATCTAATGCAGGCGGCGTTAGATGATAAATCTGACGTAGGCCATACGCATATAGCTACTGACATTACCGACCTACAAGCTTTGCTCGACGATAAGCAAAACGCCCTTGGTTTCACTCCTGAGAATTCAGCAAATAAGAATCAAAATGACGGTTATGCTGGGCTTGATAGTTCCGGCTTAATCCCTACCGCTTTACTACCTGGCTACGTTGATGATGTATTGGAGTATGCTAATCTCGCAGCCTTCCCGGTAACCGGTGCCACCGGCAAGATGTACATCGCGCTAGATTCAAATAAAACCTACCGCTGGAGTGGATCTGTATATGTCGAAATCTCGGCAAGCCCTGGCTCAACTGATTCGGTAACTGAAGGAAGTGTAAATCTGTACTTCACAGCATCTAGAGTCCTAAGTACCGTTTTGACAGGCTTATCGTTACTAACAGGCGGAGTTATTTCTGCAACCGATACTATCTTAGTAGCTCTAGGCAAATTACAGAAGCAAATCACTGACAATTTGGCAACATTAACCTCGCATACTAGCAATACTAGTAATCCTCATTCAGTAACTAAAGCACAAGTCGGACTATCTCTGGCAGATAATACCGCTGATAGCGCTAAGGTTGTAGCCTCGGCTGCAGTACTTACTACGGCAAGGAATATAGACGGCCAATCATTTAATGGTAGTAATGATATTACAGTCATTGCGCCCGGCACTCACGAGGCCACAGGCAAGACAACGCCGGCGGATGCCGACGAACTACCCTTGGTAGATAGTGCCGCATCAAATGTCCTTAAAAAACTAACATGGGCTAATCTTAAAGCCACATTGAAAACCTACTTCGACACGCTTTACTTGCCTGTTGGAAGTTATGGCAATATGTATTCAAACATGCTTAATAGTGGTTCAGCACCAACCGGCACGGTTCTAACGACTATCACTGGTAGTCAGGATACTTATGTGGGGCTGTTGGGTGTAACACTTGCGGGAGCTAATCTAAACGGCTTCACAGTAACACCGGGCGACGCTACCAGTGTAGTTGGTCGCATTACGTATACAGGCCCAGCCACAAAGCTATTTCGTGTAGAGTGGACCTACTCTGCATCTACCTCAGAAACTACTATGTGGTATAAATTCGGACTATTGAAAAGTGGTACATTTGACCCAACGGCCGGAACTTCAAGAAATAAAGGAAGTGCTAATGTATTCAGTGGTGGCGGAAATGGAATAATATCACTGGCTCAAAATGGATACTTACAGCTTGCGTGTGCGCCATCTACAACAACGGCCGGGCAGGTAAGATTATTTGATGTAACAATCAGAGTCACAGCCATTAATTAACAATTACTCCAATGGCAACAGGAGACCGCTTAGAAAGCAAAAGAGCTGAGCAGAAAGCTTACTGGAATAAGAGAGCTATAGCTCGTATGTCTAGATCTGAAAAGCTAGGCAATGAGGCCATACTACGCACCTCAAAGATCTATCAAGACGCTCTGAAAAATATCAATGATATGGTCGAGAGTATTTACCGCAATTACTCTAAGAATGTCGGGAATATTACTGTACTGGATACAGCTAAGCTTAAACAAGCACTGGACCCACAATTCCGTAAACAATTCCTTGCTGAGGTCACTAAGAAAGCTATGCAGCTAGGACTAGACCCAAAGAAGATATTCGACGAACGTTATCTATTCAGACTTTCGCGACTTGAGGCATTAAAGACTCAGATACAGCTAGAGGCATACGCCACCGCGCCACGTAACGTCGCTATTGCAGAGCAATCGTTCACTGAAATCCTGCAGGATACATACAAGTACTTCAATGCGGATATTACTAATGCTGCCATCAAGCCTGCATTCTCCTATTTAGATCCAGAGATGACTGACGTGATCTTAAGGTCCGAATGGGTGGGCGGTAACTACTCGACTCGTATATGGACCAATACAGACGTTTTGGCAGAGAAATTGCCGGCCATTATCGGGTCCGCAATTAACTCAGGCGCTAGCGTCCAACGTACATCGGCTTTACTTAGACAGCAATTTGATGTCAGTAAGTACGCTGCAGCTAGAATCATCCGCACAGAAACGGCATACATGAATAACCACGCCCAGGCACAAGCGTTTGTTGATAACGGCGTAGAGACCTATACCCTCGATGTCACTATGGACAATAGGACCTCCGATATTTGCACAAAAATAGAGGAAGAAAAGAAGATCTATAAGGTATCTGAAATGTCAGTAGGTGAGAACTTCCCCCCGCTTCATCCACACTGCCGGACAGTCCCAGTCGCTAACTATGATGACGCTACTGAAGATAAGCCTAAAACGCTAAAAGAAAGATCCGACCGCTTTGAGAAGCTTGTCCCAACTAATAAAGAGATCCAGAAAGAACGTGCTACATCTATTCAGGAAAATATAACAGGTGTTAAGAAACCAACGCTACCAACACCAAAAGCCACTAAACCTAGTAAGGTCAAATCGAGTACACAAGTTAATGGTATTGATTACGGAGACTATCGGAAGTTTGGTGAGGAGTGGAAACAGAATCTTAACAAGGTAATGTCAGTAGTCCCGTCTCGCGCAGTGCCAGACTTTCTAGGTACCGGAGCAGAGTGGAAGCGCGCCACTGACCGCACGCTGGATAGACACGCAAGTGCCTGGGGCGGGGTATCAGTGCAAGCAGACGTCCTACGCGTGGATAAAGATGCGCTCAGTGCAAAACAAGTAGCCGAATATAAAGCTTCGCGCTTATACCCGGGAGACGAAAGATTTGCCCAAATGAAAATGATACCCATGATAGCTACTGGTAGTAAACCAATTTATGAAGCGGTGGCGATTAATATCCGTGAATATAAAACGCCTGCAGATTGGACTAAAAAAAGGGAGTCAATTAATGAAAGCTACCAGAAGAGAAATAACCGCCCTTACTACTTTAATACTAGCGGTGAAATGGTAATAGCCCATGAATTCGGCCATGTATACGATCGCAGAAACTACGGTGCAAGTGGCAGGCAATGGGGTGATATTGTCAGTAATTGGCGCAAAGAAGATAAGTCAGCCATCCTCGACAGCGAGACAGAATCCTTTGCCGAAGCGTTCGCAGACTACCACATGAATGCCGGTAAAAACCTTCCAGTTTACGTAAAAGAGTTTTTCTCCAAACTAAAATAGTAGCTGTTTTTCTTTTGTGATATTATGATCTTAAGTAAATTGTTGCACCCGCAACAATCATCACACCCGACGGGGGATAAACGGCTTAATTCAATCTACCAATAAAAATGGCAGAAGAAATCACTCCTCCAGCACCAACGCCCGGTGATGGAAAAACCGGAGGTAATGGCGGAAAGGGTCAGGAAGATCCAAAAAATCCACCTGCAGCACCCAAGACTTTTACTCAAGAGGAACTCGATAAAGTTGTCGCTGATAGACTCGACAGAGAGAAGAAAACCAGAGACAAGGATATAGCAGATGCCGCAAAGAAAGCTCGCGAAGATGCTTTAAATGAGGCAAAGCTTTCCGATGAGGAGAGGACAAAAAAACAGCGAGAGAAAGATGAGCAGGAACGTCGTGAGCGTGATCTTAAGATCACTCTTAGGGAGAATAGGGCAGAAGCTCTTGAAGAGCTTGCAACCCAAGATATCCCTAAAGAGTTAGTTGATTTTGTTGTTGATCCAGATTTGGAAAAACAAAAGACAAAAATCACCACTCTAAAGAAAGCCTACGATGTAGCAGTTGAGAAGGGCATTGCCAAGAAAACTGCGGGTGATCCTCCCGTCGATCCTCAAAAACCAAACCAAACAAAGAAGTCTGGCGTCAAAACTACCTTCTAAGTTGGTTACTAATTTTTACATCAACTAACAATGGCTAAGACAGAAGCCCTATCAATTTTTAAAGCAAATGGTACCGACGAAGACGAATTGGCAGAATCGTATACCTCGATTACCGACCAGATTCAGAAGGCAGCAATCTCTATGCAGCTTAAGAGTCAGGAATCTCAGATCACGGGTGATCCTCATACCGGTTCTGTGGTAGTTCGTCGTTTGAAAACATCGACTGTAAAAGACTACAAAACTGCACGTACTGCAGGCGAAGGTGACAACATCAAGAATAATGGTGTAACTGTTAACCTTAACGTACGCAAAGAAATCGTGGAGGAAGTGAATAAATTCGACTTGGATCAGTATGGCTTGCCAGGTATGATCGCAAGACGTGCAACCAACTTTGCATTGTCATTCGCAGCATTTATGGACCGCGCGTTCTTCACTGCCGCAGAAACTGCAGGTACTGAAGTAGACGTATCTGACGGTTCTGATACATACGATCAGGTTGAATTATTAATCCAAGAGGCTGAGAACACACAAAACGACAACGTTGACGGTGTAGATCGTAGTTTATTGAGACTTACTTTAAACACTGCTACATACGGTAAGCTGAAGAAATTCATGCAGAATCAGCCAAATCCTACTGAGCAAGGTGGCACTATTGAGACTTTCAATGGTGTACGCGTTTTCTCTAATACCCGTCAGACAAAGAGTGCTATCTGTATGGTAGTAGGATCGGTTGCTCAACCAGTAGCCATCATTGACTTCAAGCAAGAGGATATTCCTCTAAGTGCTGAAGTTGCCCTAGAAATGTTCTTCAATTACGGCGTGCAAGCTGTAATGGCAGATCTTATTTTCTGGGCTGATATGGACGAAATTAGCGCTTAAACATGGACGAGATCATTGCCAGAATCAAGGCCAAATCCATAGTACTTAATCAATCCCTAGACGGGACGGATAAAGAGGACTTGCTTGATATGGTAATTGAGAGTGTAGTTGATAGAACATTGATATTCACGAATAGGGACGCTTACGTAGCTGCTTACGAGGCTGCAATAGCAGACTTGGACGAAGATGAGGAACTAGATCCTTGCGTAACGGTCCCTATTCCTAAACCTTTAGAGACAGTTCTTGCCCAGATCGTAGTGAAGTCATTTAGGAGCATTTCTAATGAGAATGCTGCCATAAATGGACGTGTAACTAGGGTCGTTGATAAGGGGCAGGAAGTCAACTTCTCAGATAAGGCTATGAATTTCTTTGCTTCTGGCAATGACTCGGAAATATTTAGCGGGGCGGAGACTTTGCTTAGACGTTATTTATTACCTAAGACAATTGCGAGTCGATCTTACTGAGTTTAAACAAGCAATCCAAGACACTTTCTACGATAAGGAAGTCCTAGTCTATAGCTCTGAATTAATACAAGATCCAGAACTATTTACAAGACTTTCCGTAAGTGAGCAACAAGTTGATAGCTTCCTAGGCAATGTAAGCTTTGACAGTTTCGATACAATTCAGGAATCCTACGGTATTAAGGAAAGCTTTGATATAGCTATCACTACTGATAAGAGCCTGAGTAACGAAACAATAATTGGCTACCAAGGTAAATACTATAAAGTCTCCAGGGTATTCGCCGAAGATACTCACTTTTTGATTATTGCAAAGAAATGGTTATCCAGATCCTCAACCTCGATAAGTGCTTAAAAAAGTTCAAAAGTATGGAAGGCGTGAATATCATGCCGGAAATACGTAAAGGTACATTTAAGGTCCAGAAAGCAGCGGTGAGTTTAGCCCCTGTAGGAACTCCGGAAAGCACCGGGATAAAAGGATACGTAGGAGGCACATTGAAAGGTTCTATTCGTGTAGGTTTCCAGAAGAAATCACAATCCGGCATAGTTTACACGAACGTAGAATACGCAATTTATCAAGAGTTCGGAACTAGGTTCCAAAAAGGCAAAGCATTCCTATTACCGGCGCTCAAGCAAGAACGCGCGGGAATAAGAAAGAGCATTGAAAATTCTATCAGAACGCAACTTAAGGCAGCCAAGAACGGGGCTAAATTAAGTCCAGAATCCACTAATGGATCAGATACATTCATTAGGGAGACCACTGTGACCGGTGCTAAGAAGGTACGCGGAATCAAGGGGTTCAGGAGTAGCAAGAAGATCGATAAGGCAGAGCAGAGGAGTAATAAGAAAAAACTCAGTTATTCAAGGAAAAAATAATGGAAGAACCAAAAGCGGAAGTATCCGCAATACTAATTCAATTAGACGGTGTCAGTACATATCAGGAGCGACCTGAAGTCATTGAGAATCGTCCTTGTGTAACTTATGCAATTGCTGACAATCGACCGGAGTATTCTCTAGATAAAGACGTGGCTAATCAAAACGTTGAAGTAGACGTTGATATCTGGGGTGATAATTCTGCGGAAACTGGCTCAATTCTTAAGGATTTGGAGCGTTTAATGATAGCTGGCGGGTATCGATGTTCATTTGCACAAGATATACCGGACCCGGATGGCGGGAGTCATATAGCAACTAGATTTATAAAATAATTTTAATTTTTACTTTCTTAGCTCATGGCAGCAGAGAAATCAATGGGTACTACTCTAGAAGTAGGCGCAACTGCAATCGCAGGTTTAACTTCAATCGGAGCGTTCGGTGTCTCAAGTACTGAGATCGACATCACTTCGTTGGATTCACCTGACGGTTACAAAGAGTTTTTATTGTCTCTAAAGGACTCAGGTGAAGTTCCAATTAAAGGTTTCGTTAAAGACGATACCAACATGGACGAATTGTTTGCTATCGCTGAAGCACAGACATTAGAAGATTGTGTTGTTACATTCCTAAGCGGAGTTAACTATACATTCGAGGCTTATGTCAAAGAGTTCAAAGAAGCAGAAACCACAGTTGAAGGCGCTCGTGGTTTTGAAGGTTCTTTGAGAATCTCTGGCAAGGTGGACAAAGCAAGCGAAGTTAGCGCTTAAACATTTAGGCTCCGGGTAACACCGGAGCCTACCTATTAATTTTTTACCTATCGAAAATGCTACTTAGATTCACATCATTAGCAATCGCTCAAATTGAAGCAGCCAACAACAACCAGGCATATTACCGTCTTTTTGAACCGCCTAAAATGCACATCCTTGCACAGTTTATTCAAAAGGGTCTTAATCTTCCAACCATTATCGACGCTCATAAAGAGATCGATGTATTTCTTGCCAGTGGAAAGGATGTCTTTGAATTAGCGACATTAATTGGAGATGCTTTACGCAGCAATGGTTTTTTTCAGAAGGAGGAGGCACCGGAGACGGAGAGCCAGAGAGCGGACGAGGAGACAGCTCAATACGCTCCAAACGAGGTAGCCGCTTAGAAACTTTTACAAAGCAGTGGGAACGTGCCGAAGAGGTAGCAGTACTTATCGGAATAGATCTGAATTACTTTTGGAATTTAAACCCTAAGCAATTCCTTAAATTTGTAAAGATCTACGAAGATAAAGAGAAAAGACGTGCGCTTGAAGCAGATAGTAATAACTTTATGCTTGGTAGGTATATCCGTATTGCAGCCAATGACGCATTTACCGGAGTGAACAACTATCCTGATAAACCATTCTTGGCTAAAGAGGAGAAGAAACCAAAAGTAATGACTGATAGTCAAATGGAAAGGATATTTGGCAAAATTGCAAACGCACTTAATAAAAAGGTTAGTCCTAAAAAATGAAGATTGAAGAACTACAAGTTCTAATTTCAGCAAATACAAATCAATTTACTAGCGAACTTAAGAAAGTCAACGAAAGCTTAAGTAAGCTAAATACCAATGCTACCAAAACAGGGGAGTCCATAGAGAGTAGCTTATTCTCCAATGTGTTCGGCGCCAATGTCGCTGGAATGGCTTTCAGTAAAGGTATGGGAGTAATAACTTCCGGTATGACTAAGGTAATTGATGTATTTGAGACAGCTAGCAAAGCTATTATTGAGAATGGATCAGCCTACTCGAGAATCAAGATCGCCACAGATACTGTCACCCAGAACTTAGGACTTACCCGAAAGGAAGTAGACGGACTTCGTGTTTCGCTGCAGGAAGCGAACGTATACGGTATACAAACAGAGCAAATTATCAAGACGCTAGCTCAATCAGGACTGTATAAAATGGCACAGGGCCTCAAGGGAGTCGATGCAAGAACCGGCGAGACAGTAACCGGCGTTAATGCCCTGGTTCTATCCATGAAAGATTTATCCGCTGCAGCTGGGGTAGACTCGGCCGATGGTATCGAAAGACTTACCAAGTTTATCCGTCGTGGAGAAGCTACGTTTGCTGACGGTATTATCGAGATTGGTGAAATCAATCGTGAGTATGGCGCCTACGCCCGAACTGTAGGTAAAACTACCGACACAATATCCGAGCAAGAACGTGCCCAGGTCCGATTTAATGTAGTAATGCGTGAGTCTAAAGCTACTTTCGGTGCTTACGCCAATACAATGATTAGTTCCGGTAAAGTATTCGACTCAATCGGTAATCGATTACAAGCAATGGCGACAACGATCGGCGCTGCCCTTGAGCCTATCTTCTCCGTAGTTGGAAACGCGATGTTTCAATTCCTAGGTGGACTAATGGGATCACTTAATGACAGTTCTGACGGAATTAGAGACTGGGCTACTCAAATAGCAGGCTATATCATGGGACTTGTCAGAGTGATTGGTCGAATGTTTAGCTGGGTTCCAATCTTAGGAGCTGGCTTCCAGAAGTTAGCTAATTTCACCCTACAGCCTGCCAAGGGCCTAGGTAACGTAAAGAACCAGGCAACCGGAGCCGGCGGCGCTATGGACAAGCTAGCTGACAGCACTGCAGCGGCTAAAAAAGAACTAATGGGACTTGCAGGCTTCGATCAAATGGAAGTATTGAATCCACCAAGTGACTCAGGATCAGGCAGTAATAGTGGTGGGCTAGGTGGCGGTCTAGATGTCGCCGGTCTCGGCGGTAGCATCGATAGCGGACTTGACTTCGATACCATCAATAAACTAGCCGATGAAACCACGGCAAAATTTACTGAAATGGGGCATTCCTTTAGCAATATGTTTAATCCTGCATACCTGCTACCACGACTACCAGGCCTAGTTAACTCCTTAGTCAATAGCTTTGGTAATGCCTTTGGCAGCATAGAGAATACAATGCAAAAGGTATTCGGCTTTGGTATCTCTGACTTAATTGCAGTGAACTTAATTGGTCCAATTTCAATGATACCTAAACTTATGGATAGGTTAGGTGTATTCGACTTCTTTAAGCAGGGCAAGTCACAGGCGCTAAGTGAAGTGAAAGCCTTATCGAATGGCGCGCAATATGAAATCATTCAAATGGCTGAAGGAATTACAGGTTATTTGGTCGTCCTGCAGGCTAACTCTGGGAGAATAACGAAGGTTAGTGCTGACAATATGATCAAAACGATCAACGATATGCGCGATAAGACAATTAAAGCTTCTGAGGACCGCACAAGCCGCACAATATCAGATCTGGAGCTACTAAGAGATAAATCTAAGGCAATAAATGATGATACTTATAATCAGTTAGTTGCTAAGACTACCGACGCCGGCACTAAGCAAAAAGAGGCTACTAAACAACTGGCCCTAGACGTTGAAACGGAATTACGCAGACTGCAGGAGAGTGGCATCACTATTACCGATGAAATGCGCGCAGGAGTAACTGAGAAACTAACCAAACTCCGTGATGACGGGATTGTAGTAATGTCAGACAACCAGGTCCAACAAACGGCAATACTTGAAAAATTGCGTCAATCTTCTGACAAAATCTCTGCAGAGCAAGCCGCGTTTGCTATCGCTAAAAGTATGGAAAATACAAACGCACAGATAGCCAACGCTAATAAGACCTATGATGACAGCGTCGCAGCGATTATCAGACTACGTGATGAATCCGGTACTATTACTAGCGATCAGGCTGACGAAATGATCCGCAATGCCACAAGAACCCGCGACGAACAAGTAAAACTTGCCCAGGACGGACATACAAAGGTAGTTGATGAAGTAACTAAAATGGCTGGGGACAATATCAATCAAGTGGACCTAATGAGCGGCAAGGTAAAGAGTGGTTTCGAGTTAATGTTCTCCAATGTAACAAAGGGGCTAAATGACTTCGGTAATGACTTTAAGAAGAAATGGGACGAATTCTGGGGGGTAAAGATACCTGAAGGTGTGGGCAAGCTGCGTTCCAAAATGGACGAAGTTTGGAATGGTATTCGTGCC